TTCAATGTCTGTACTTGTAGATATAGATGGCTATGAAACTAAAGGGATTAAGATCGACCCTAACGGCACAGAGGGAGGTCACTTCGAATCGAGTGGGCTACTTATTGTGCTACCAAAAAAACCAAAGCGATCTGAGATACTCTTCCATGAAGAGCCAAAGGAGTTGCAGCTGTGGAGGCGCTTGCCTATGCCCGAAGAACTGCAAAGGATTCGAAGTATGGATGAGTGGTTCGAAAAGCCTTCCGAGTTTCGGTCAAAGTTTCGTGTATACATCGAGAAAGAGTTTCAACGCAGGAGGAACGGCGTTTGGTTTTACAACCATGGGGTCCCTACGTATATTACAGGGAGACACTATATGTTTCTACAATGGTCTAAAATTGATATCGGATACCCATCATACCTCGCTTTCCAAAGAGAAATCTTTCTCCACATGGCTGCTTGCGAAGCTGATCCCCGTTGTTTCGGTCAGCTATATACTAAGTGTCGTCGTTCTGGCTATACTAATATATGCTCTGCTGTCCTTGTGGACGAAGCTAGTCAAGTTAAAGAGAAGCTGCTGGGGATACAGTCAAAGACTGGTAAAGATGCTCAGGAAAACATCTTCATGAAGAAAGTAGTCTCTATTTTTAGAGGCTATCCTTTTTTCTTCAAACCTATCCAGGACGGTACCACCAACCCTCGTATGGAGCTGGCTTTCCGTGAGCCATCGAAGCGTATCACGAAGAACAACAAGACTTCTTACCGAGGTGACGCACTGAATACGGTCATCAACTGGAAGAATACCACGAACAACGCATATGATGGTGAGAAGCTGCATATGCTTTACTTGGACGAGGCGGGCAAATGGGAGAAGCCTACAGACATTCGTGAAGCTTGGAGGATAGAGAGGACTTGCTTGATCGTGGGTAAGAGGATTGTCGGCAAGGCAATCGTTGGGTCTACTGTCAATCCTATGAACAAAGGCGGTAAAGAGTATAAAGGTTTATGGCATGATTCAGATCCTAATCAGAGAAACGCTAACGGAAGAACTAGGTCGGGTCTCTACAGAATATTTATTCCTGCATACGAAGCCCTAGAGGGTTTCTTTGACGAATACGGAAACGCAGTAATAGAAAATCCCGATGAAAACAATCAAATACAAGGGATAGACGGAGAAGTCATAGAGAGCGGTAGTAAGTCTTATTTAAAAAATGAAAGGAAGTCTTTCAAGGATGATCCTTCAGAGCTAAACGAAATAACCAGGCAGTTTCCGTTTACCGAGGACGAAGCATTTAGGGATAGTATTGAAAGCAGCCTATTTAATATAGGTAAGATATATCAGCAGATAGAACACAACGATGAGCTCTTTCCAAATCCCGTAGTTAAAGGAAACTTTACTTGGAAAGAAAAAGACAAAGAGGTAGTGTTCTCTCCTACCCCTAACGGCAGATTCAAGGTATGCTGGATGCCAGATCCAAACGAAAGAAATATATCTAAGCTGGACAGAGGAAAAAGAGTTGCGCCTTTCCCTGAATACGGATGCGGTGGGGTTGACTCTTATGACCTGGATGCGACTGTAGACAACAGGGGGTCCAAGGGTGCGCTACACATGTACAACAAGTTTTCTATGAATCGCCCCTCAAACATGTTTGTTGTAGAATATGCTTCACGCCCAGATCTGGCTAGCATATTTTATGAGGACGTTTTGATGTGTGCTTTTTACTACGGATACCCTTTGCTTGTAGAAAACAATAAGTATGGTATTGTAAGGTACTTTGAATCAAGGGGTTATGACGGTTACTTAATGGACAGACCTAAGCATCTGCTTAGCACTTCTTCACACACGAATGTTAAAACAAAAGGCATTCCATCTAACTCTCAAGATGTAATACAGGCTCATGCTCAATCTATAGAGAAGTACATTCACGAACACGTTGGAGTAAACTATGAGACTGGCGAAGTAGGAAGCATGTATTTTAACAGAACTCTAGAAGACTGGATAGGATTTAAAATAGATAAGAGAACTAAATATGACTTGACTATTAGTTCTGGTTTAGCACTCTTAGGTTGTCAAAAACAAAAACAAAAGAAGGAATCTAATTTCAATGATCGCGTATTTTTTAGGAAGTATAAGGTCAATTAACGATTTGCTATATTTGCAAACAAGCGTACTGTGCTTTAAAAAATATGAATTATAAAAACGACAACAAGAAAGGCTCGTTTCCTGATCCGTTAGCAAGCACTGAAACGAAAAACAGTAAAGCTTACGGAGTTGCTTATGCAAAGGCTATGGAGTCTCAGTGGGGCAAAATGACTAGCTCCACATCTCTTTACGGAAAGAGAAACGTTATTTTTGAAAGAAGTAGAGATTACGCTAACGGTAATCAAGATACCAATATATACAAGAAGCTTCTTCGGTCTTTGAATCCTAATGATGGTGATGGAAGCTTGATGAACTTGGATTATACCCCAGTTCCTATTCTCCCAAAGTTTGTTCGTGTCGTTGTAAACAAAATTCTTTCTAGAAATCCGTACCCCAACCTTGAGGCTGTAGATCCGCTTTCTTCTTCTGAGAAAGATAAAAAGAAAAGAAGAGTAGAGGTACAGATTCAAGCGAAGCAAAAGCTTAAGGCTCTAAAAGAAAAGAGCGGATTGGTTCTTGATATCGACCCTGACGAACTACCAGATTCTTTAGAAGAGTCAGAAATATTCTTGGGTACAAACACCAAGACCGATGCTGAAGTAGCCGCTCAGATTGGGACCAATATGACTCTTTCTTGGAACAGCTTCACTGACAATATCTTTAGACGATGTGTAAACGACTTAGTTTCTTTGGGCATGGCTGTCGTACAGAGGACCAACGATCCTAACGAAGGAATCAAAACTAATTACGTTGACCCAACTAAGTTTATTCATAGCTACACAGAAGATCCTATGTTTCAGGATTTGATTTATGCTGGTCATATTAAGACGGTATCCATACAGGAGCTAAAGCGTATGGCTGGGCATGAGCTAGAAGAGCACGACTTTGAAAAGATAGCTAAGTCTGTAAGCGGAAAGTACGGCAATGATTCAAGTGCCTTAAACAAGACCTCTTACAATAATCGACTTATGCGCCAAGAGCATGGGTACGATGAGTATATGGTTAACATCTTAGATTTTGAATTCATCTCTGTTGATTGCATTCACTTTGAGGAGAAAGAGAACAGGTTTGGGAATGTAAACTTCTTTATGAAGGGCTTTAACTATGAGCCTAAGCAAGGCAGTGTATTTCAAAGAAATCCTAGCAAGATGGAGATTGCTACTGTATACGGCGGTAGCTACATCTTGGGTGGTGCTGATATGATATTCAACTACGGGATGAGCAAGAATATCCCTAAGAATATTCATGACATATCTAAGTGCAGACTGTCTTACTCTGTAGTTGCGACAAACATTCGCAATATGATGCCAAAGTCTTTGGTGGATAGCTGCACTGGTTTTGCCGATATGTTGCAGTTGACTCACTTGAAGTTGCAGCAGGCTATTGCAAAGGCCAAGCCTGACGGACTGATCATTGATATCGAAGGTCTAGAAAACGTACAGCTTGGAAAGGGCGGTGAGTTGCAACCTCTGGATCTTCACGATATCTACGAGCAGACGGGTGTCTTTTATTACAGAAGCAAGAACCCAGAAGGTGGTTTCCAAAATCCTCCAGTCAGGGAGATAGGTAACAGCATCCGAAACATCAACGAATTGATTGGTTTATACAACCACTATCTCCGAATGATCCGCGACACCACGGGAATCAACGAGATGATGGATGCTTCTACCCCGAAGGGTGATACACTCGTGGGTGTTCAGCAACAAGCTATAGCGGCTGGAAACAATGCTATATACGATATCACTAATGCCTCTATGGTGTTGTTCAAGTATGTGTGCGAAGACATAGTAAAGTGCATACAGATACTTCCTTCTGAGTCTGTCCTTTATAGAGTTTATGAGAACGCTATTGGAAAAGAAAACATGTCTGTCCTTTCTTCGTTTAGCAACTTGCCGATGTACAACTTCGGTGTGCAGGTAGTCAAAGAAATGGAGGACAAAGACAAGGCATATTTAGAGCAAAACATACAGATTTCTTTGCAGCAAAAGGAAATAGATATTGAGGATGCGATTGCGATACGCAACATAAAGGATGTGAATCAAGCTGAGCGTTTGCTTGTGATCCGAAGAAAAAAGAGAATCGCTTCTCAACAACAGATTGCTGCACAAAACTCACAGCTTCAAGCGCAACAAGCACAAATGGCCGCTCAAGCTGCTTCTCAGGGTAGGATGCAAGAGATGCAGATGGAGGCAGAGATAGACGCTCAAAAGATGCAGCTTAAAACTCAGTTAGAGTCGCAGCTTGAACAGGTACGCCATCAGTTTAGAAAAGAGATTGAGATAATTAAAGCTCAGGCGACTCTTGGATTCAAGACTGACGATCAAGAGTTTAAAGAAAAGATCGAAGTTCTCAAGGAGAACAGAAAGGACGAAAGGATAGATAAGCAGGCGGAGAAGCAGAGCAAGCTTATATCTCAACGCCAAGGCAAGAGAGGTGAAATAGCAGAGGGTTCTGGGATACCATCAGATATTACAAACACACTATTAGGTTGATATGGCAAGTAGCGTAAACTTAGATGTAGCAGAACAATTAGATATCACTTGCAGAAGAGGTGATACGTTTTCTCTTACTTTGACTTTAAAAGACTCTAGTGGTACTGCTTTACAGCTGTCTACTTTGGGTTATGAGTTTTTGATGGATGTAAAAACATCTGCTCAAAGAACTAGATCTGGAGTCTCTGAAAGAGAAGTTATTGCATCTAGTTCTTTGTCGTCTTCTCAAGCAGATGCTAAACAACTTAGCGAAAGTCAAAAGGGTAAGCTAAGCACAGGCTTTGAGTTTACAGATATTACTGATAGCGGGACTGTAAAGGTTACTGCATCTGCTGATACGATGGCAAATCTGCCTGTCGGTATATTTAGTTACGATATCCAGCAAAAAGTAGGCGATGTCGTCACAACTATTCTTAGAGGTTCTTTTACTGTAAACGAAGATATATCTAGGTAGCATGGCTATAACAGTTACTTCTAGCGGTGGAAACTCTATCACCACTACGGAAACTGGTGGCACTACGATTACCGTAAATGAATCTTCTACCTCCGTAACAGTTACCCCTCCTGCCTCTAGTTCCATAACGGTAACAGAAAATACGTCGCTCCATTTAATGGTAAGTTTTTGAGAATCGCTATGCAGTTCAGCCATTTTGGAACTGGTCCAGGATCAACGGTTTTAGGATTCCACAAAGCTCGAAACGGAACGGCAGTGGCTTCATTAACTGCCACTCCTTCTGGAAGCGGAAACTTTCATACACAAATATTTGATTTTGAAAATGAATCAACAGATTTTGACGCAGGGGATATTTTAAGTTGGAGTATAGATCCTACAAATTCTGTTTACTATGTGGCCGCCACTATTGTTTTGGCTTTAGACCCATCAAACAACTACTAATATGAGCTTCGACAATAGAAAATACGTAGTCTTTGATCTCACAGAGGTAAATACAATTGACTTTAGTCAGGTCATGGAGACGTCAGCTTCCACGCTGAG